CGTGTCCATTATTTATGTTTTCCTTTTCTGTTTCGTCCCTTTTTCCTGAGTTTTCCTTTTCAATCTGTGCAAAAACCACGGCTGGGTCATTTCCAAGCTCGGAAATGATCTGCTGTTTAGATTTCACACCCATCTGTAATAGAATTTGCTGATACTGAGCATCACGAACAGGCTCAATACTCGTAGTAGTCTGGCTGATGTACTGTGCAGTACTGGCATTATCAAAATCAGAGAACTTGATACCTTTGACAGTATTATTTAGCATCGCCTGACGTAACCAGCGTATATACAGAGGTTTCAGTACCTTTACCTGCATTTGATTAATGCGGGCACCGAAGGTACTTGCCTGAATACGTTCTGAAAGTTTACTGGCAGAGTATGAAGCCCCTGAGACGTCTCCAGTTAGACTCTGGACGCTGATATTGAGGCTCATTGCAATCAGGTTCATTTGCTGCTTAATGAAAACCTCCAATCCGTCAGTGGCTGCCTGCGGATTGAAACTTTTAATGGTCTGTCCCGGTTGCAGGGTAACGATACTACCTGGATTGAGATATTCATTTTCGTAATATTCCACTCCCGAACGGTTGGCAATAACTTCACTGTCATTAGTATCAGAGGTTTCAATGAACGCCATTGAGGTTGCCCCGACTAATTTAGACGTGAGGGAGGCCCCGAGGAATTTGTCCAGCTCTTTGAGAGTACTTATACAGGCAGTGATATCCGGCATTCCTCTCTCCTGATTAGGGAACGAGGGAACGAAATAATGAATCATCTCGTCTGAGGGTACGCGTTCTGGATCACCCGAAATATATGAATAGGTACTGGGGGAGTACTGCATAATGTAATATGCAATCGGACGTCTGAAACGATCATATTCAATCCCGTTCGATACGTATCGCCCATCACTCAGTACTTTGTTGTTATTAAACGGTACGCTGAGCGGATCAATCATTTCTATCCGCAATTCACCATTAATGATATGGAACCGTGCAAACGCTTCACCACAAATAGCACGGGTATTTTCTAGCTGTGCCTGAAATGTGCTGATATCTAAAACCGAAGCGACATCAAATCGATCTGGAGACTCAGCCCATTTATAGAAGGCGTTCTCCAGATACTGATTTATTTCGCTGTCCCTTTCCGAATCACTGTGAATATGAACATCGGGGCGAATATAAAGGCCTGATGATCCGCATACACCCGCAGTGCTCACGCTCGCATACTTCTTCGCAATTGGATTTTCTACCGCCAGATACCGTGATTCAATCATACGGCGTTGCAGAGTCCGGTTGATAACCTGATTGATATCCCCGCCTACGAACACCCCACCCAGCCCCAGGGCCTGTGTGATCTGGTTGCGTTGTCGTGTGACGGCATCCAGCTCCCGTTTCATGTTCTTTTCAGTCAGTTTTCGCTGAACCGGGACCACAGGAACTTTAACCTTTACAGGTTCTTCTTTCTTTTTATTGAATCCGAACATTAGTAACCCCGACGAAATGTTGTAATACTCTTAATGGGATTACCCGTCGAAGTACTGTTAATTTTTGAAAGCTCGGCATTGGCCTGCTTTACATATTTGCTTCTGATGACGTAGAGATTAGTGAGTGTCTCATTCATCAGAGTTTTGTTATTGATTGTAGTACTGAGTATTCCACCGTTATGAAGGCGTGCTTCTACTACTGCATCAATCTCTTCAATAATTTTCAAAAGCTGGTTGTACTTTGATGTAATATCAATAGGGTTAATGACCTCAAAGATCTTTACACTGGTTGTAACGTTACTAATTACTGCCGTTGTCATGCCCGATGCCCACTGACTCGTATCGATATCAAAGTACGGACAGGCGAAATTATATTTCGCACCATCGGCACCAATGATTTCTACACTTGAATCGGCGGGTAAATTAATCAGAATCGTTTCACCAACGTAAACGATCTGAGTAAAATCTATCAAACGTCCTGTAGTAGTAGCAGATTTAGCTATTCTAGCTCGTGCCATAATTTATCCTTAATTATTAAACCACCCTCCCCCACTGTTTCGTTTAAAGGGATTAGGCTTCACAACTTTATTTATTGGTTTTTGTTCCGGTTGCTCTTCATCACGCAAGCGATGATTAAACATACGCAATTCGGCAAATGGTTTAGTACCGAGCTTATTCAAGTACCATTTACTGCAAATCAATGCATAATTCAGGGTATCCAGTGCTTCATTTCGATCATTATTACTTTGAGTCTTCTTCTCCCAGACGTAGGCACCGTTTTTCACAATACGTTTTTCACTGGTTAGCTGAATGAAATAATCATCTGGTAATGAATGAGAGAAATAAATGCGGGTCGGTTGTTCCTCGCCTGGGTCATGGACAGCAACATTCAGTAGTTTTGCAATGAGGTTTTTACCCGCGTTGACGTTCAGCATCTGAAGATGCCTTCCCCCTGTTTTAGACTCTTTGAATAAATCGGCGTGCGGCTGGCCCACACCCTTGATAGGGGTGAATACATTGCGGTTTCGCTGCTTATACTTTTGTGCAACACGACAAATCACATCTACTGCGGATCCGTTCCCTGCGTCGATAAAACTTGCGAGGCGATAAACCGGATGACCTGAAACGGTTTTGAAGTTAGAGGTACAAAATCGATATAACTCATCGTATACGGGACTTTCGACCTTTAATGTATCAAGTGTTTCAAATGAACGATGATCAAGGACAAAAATTTTCTTCTCATTGTCCGTAATTCCAATAGTAGTTATCTCAAGTCTGGATTGTTGCTGATCAACCCCCTGAAATATTGCTACAATTTCGTCTGGAATATGATGAATATCAAATGAATCATCACGTAAGTTTTCCAGTACTGGCAGTTCAATTTCCTTATTGAACTCGTCTGTATAGGGCAACCCCAGGCTATTGTTCCAGAAGGTTCTTAAATCAAAATTATAATGTGCGTCTGAGAACTCTTGTACGATGGATTTTATTGTTACCAGCGGACTATATAATCGTGATATTTGATACCCTGCTACATCATTGACCTCCGGATTCGTCGCCTTCCAGTGCCCCTTCTTAATTGCCCGTACTCTTTGTGAGTCGGTAATAGGTTCACGGCACGATGAACATTCCAGTACTGCACTATCCGGATCGGCTTTTGCACGCCTCCCCCCATCAATCTGTTTCCATTCAAACTTTACGTTTTCCCAGAGTAATTCCTGATATTCTTCACAATGGGGACATGGGATAAAGTATTTTCGTTGATCACTTAAATCGTACTGCTGGGTAATTAAGTCACCGGGTTCGATTGGCGTTGAGCTAATCATTATTAAATGATCGGGGATCATTTTCACACGTTGTTCTGCGAGGACCAGCGGGTTACCCTCCGGAGAATCGGGATCTACTGAAGATACTTCATCGAGAAAGACATATTTACACGATACAGATCTTAACTGAGACGGGCTGTTTAGTGATGAGAAATAAATTTGTGTGCCGTCTACGTTTTCTTGTTGCGTTGCGTTGTTCGTTTTTTTCTTGTTGCTCTTATCAACTGCCAGTTCTTTCAGTGCATCACTACTGTTAAGTACTCTGTCCCATTTACCAGTACGGAATTTTCGCGTCATGGTCTCTGTTTGAGTGGCAAACAGCATATTACCCGGTACGTTTTTCATGAGATAAAATGCTGAGTTCATCAGGGTAGTACTTTTCAAAAGCTGTGCAGAGGACATCAGTACTACGCGGCGAATGTTTGGATCGGTAATTTTATTAAGAGGTTCCTTTTGAAACTCGAATAATCTGACTTTCTGTGATTGCATCGGCCCGTCTGGAAATATTAAATTTTCCTCTACCCAGTCTGATGGTTTAATCTTCTTTGGTGGCTGAATCGTTGGGAGAGCCTTCCTCAGAATCCGTTCCATTTTGTTCATATTTAAACTGTCCTATTTCCATTAGTACAGAATCGATTTTGTCCTGTAATAGTTGCCTCATCTCCAGAGGTGTTTCACATTCAGCAAGCTCAAGGTATATTCCGGTGGGGATTGATCGCATCGCATTCTTCATCAGAAACAGATGCTGTGTTAGCAACTCAGTGACTTCATCTGTATCAACTAATTTCTCTTCTTTTTGTAATTTCTCTAGCTCGGCTATATCCGCCTTAATTCGCGTGTAGCGAATATCCTGATCTAACTGCGATTCTTTTTTCTCTAAAATAGATTTAGGCTTGAGATGATTTTCATAAATCCACTCATCGATTTCTCTCTCGCTCGCTTTGATATTGAATCCACGACCTTTCCAGTCACGCGAGACAGTACTTTTATCGACACCGTAACGGCGTGAAAGTACTTCAAGGCTCACAGTGCCTTTTACGGTATTTGCCATATATAAAAATCCTTTGATTGATTTTGGTTTTAAAACTCATACGCATTTAACACATTGGGCGGCGAAAACTCGCGTTCTTTGGCGAGTTAAAACAATCCCTTTCTATGCGTCTGTATCGCTCTGTACGCGTTTATTCTGATGAAGATGAAGCAAGTATATGTCATACCCAACCCCTCTCCTGTCGCGTCCTGTAGCTATTTACGGGCATAAAAAAACCCACAGCATTACTGCTATGGGTTATTTATCATTTCGCAATAGTTAAAGACTAAATTCAATCATCTTGCCAGGCTCAGCTTCACCTTCGAACATCACAGCGTTATCAATTGTTCTGATGATCTTAATAGTCAGCATGTCACTACTGCTACTGTTCCCCGCCGTGATGCTGGCATGTTCTCTAACCTCATAGGCCATAGCATCACCTACACGATAGCTAACAGTACTGAAAGCGTAATAATCACCGCCATAAGTTTCTGAAATATCGGGGC